ACCTCGCGCTCGAACTGGGCGAAGGACAGCAGGATATTCAGCGTTAGCCGGCCCATCGACGTCGTCGTGTTGAACGACTGCGTCACGCTGACGAAGGTGACATTGTTGCGGTCGAACACCTCGACGAGCCTGGCGAAGTCCATCAGCGAACGGCTGAGGCGATCGATCTTGTAGACGACCACAACCACAATCAGCCCCCCCTCGATGTCGGCAAGCAGTCGCTTCAGCGCCGGCCGCTCCAGGGTGCCGCCCGAGAAGCCGCCGTCGTCGTAGGAATCACGCAACGCGACCCAGCCCTCGGCCTTCTGGCTGGCGGTGTAGGCAGCGCAGGCGTCGCGCTGGGCGTCGAGGCTGTTGAACTCCATGTCGAGGCCTTCCTCGCTCGACTTGCGGGTATAGATAGCGCAGCGCAGGCGCCGGGGAAGGGAAACGACTGAGGCGCCTTTCATTGCCCGCCCCTGCTGATCTCGCGGATGCCGAAGAAGCGCCAGCCGTTCCACTGGGTGCCGGTGATGCCGCGGGCGATTGCCGACAGCGACTTGTAGAGCCGTCCGTCGAACTCGAAGCCGTCGCGCTTGACGGTGACGGTATGCTCGACGCCGTTCCATTCCCGCACCAGCCGCGTACCGACGACTGGCGTGCGCGATTCGCGCATCATGGCTTTGCGGCCCGGCTTGCCCTGCAGCTCATCGGCCAGGGCATCGAGCAAGCGAACGGTTTGCCGGCCGGGACCGCCGTAGGACAACTCCTGAATGCGATAAGCAAGGCGCAGCTCGAGGAAGGGGCGGCTGTTGTTGGGGGCGTCGCCGCCGAACAGCGCACGCCACTCGGTCTTCAGGTCGGCGATGCTTTTCGTCCTGAGCGCGGCCACGCGGGCAAGAACGGCAGCGTCGCGGCTTCCGTCGTCGCCGGACCTTGCCGGATCGAACGTCGCCCTTTTCGTTGGTGCGCTACTCGTCATCATCATGCCTTTCCATTCGTAAGGGTGGCGGCATGACCGCTTCGCTTGGGCACTAAGTCGACCGAACTCTCTGCACTTTCATTGGATAGTCGACTGGACTTCGCGGCGTGGAGACGCATGAGGCCGAGGGCGAGGATCCTGCCGATTTCGGCGATGCGCGCATCGGCAGTCATATGGTCGGGGTGGAGAGGGTTCACGATTGATCGCACGGCGGTTATGTCTGCGATCAATCTAGCGTCGGAATCGGCCGCCAGAGCATGTTGGCCGGAACGAGCGGGTCCGTGCGGGGATGTGCGGTGTTATGCGTAGCCGGCGCTGTCTGGCGAGAATGTTCGCCGCATCATCGATGACGGCGTTGGTCAGCTTGCTGGCGCTCGTCGCTGGCGCGTCAGCCACCATGTGGCGCTGCCCAGGACGATCACGCCGAGCCACGGCGCCATGGAAACAGCGAACGCCACGACGAATGTCTCGTAGGAGCGACCAGCCAGGACCCATTGCAGGAGCATTCCGGCGAGCCATCCGATGACGACAGATAGGGCGATGGCAAAGACACGCCCGGCGCTCCCACGCCGAGCGGCCACCGCGGCAGGAGCCGTCGTGGCGGCGCGCCTGCCGGAAGCGATCCAGTACCAGATTGCGGCGATAAGGGCGCTCAGCACTGCCACCGACGGGCAGATGACGAACAGGAGACCCATCGCATTGGCGCCCTCGCGCTGGGAGACCTCGAACACCTCGAACGCGATCAGGCCGATCCCGAGCGCTACGGCATAGCCGAGCACCAGGACGAGGAGCGCGACCAGCGCCAACTTCAGAAGTCTCAGGCCCATCTCGTCTATTGGCTCCCCAGGATCATGCGCCATCGAGCGGAAGCCGCATCGCTGACAACGACGGTCGATGCTTCGCTTGTCGCTCGATCGCTGCATCGAGCGATTGTTCGGAACGCGCCAACAGCCCCTCGTCGATCTCGCCGCGGACCAGAGCGAAGCGGAGCAGAAGGCGGAAGCTCGTGATGACGTCGCCCAGACAATAGTTGGCAATGTCATCAAGGCGGCCTGCCTCTGCGAAGGCTTCGACCTCTGAGCCGTCGATGCCGTCCAGCTTGGCCGGAACCCCGAGAAGTGCGGCCATTTCGTTCAGGCTTGGCCGTGCGGAGGCGCCGAAGCCCGAAAGCATGTCGCAGAGATCGATGTGATCGCGGCCGAAGCGATACCAGTAATCGCGCCGCCCGCCCTGAAACAGCCCCGGAACGGATATGCCGAGGGCGAGTGCCCGGTAGCGCAGCACCGGCAGATCGAAACCGCCGCCGTTAAAGCTGACGAGCACGGGACCTGCGCCGCCATCGTCCAGCGGCAGGCCGGCCAGGAAGTCCGCGATCAGCCTGGGTTCGTCCTTTTCCCCAATGTGCCGGGCACCGATGCTGGTAACGGAGAAGGGACCGTCATGGTCGCGCTCGGCGAATACCGCGCCGATGCAGACGATGCGATGGAACGGCGGCTTCAGGAACAGCCCACGTGGGTTCTGGTCGGGGCGGGCGTAGCGCTCGCCGACGGCAACGCGAACGTCTTGGTTGGGAACTTCCGCGCCAAGATTCAGGAGCCGCCGCGCGATGTCGAGATCGGGGACGGTCTCGAGATCGAACACAACATAGTTGGTCATGGCGACCTTGACCTTAAGGGAAAAGAGTCGACAGAGGGATGGGAAGAACATAAAGAGAACATCGAGAGGCCGCAAGCCGCCGCTCTGGCGGCTTTGCGTCAAGCAGAAAGCCCTGGAGCAAGCCGATGGCCTTCGGTCGTTACATCCGTCGCGCGCGTGAACAGCGTGCGTTGACCGTCACGGAGGTGGCCAAGCGATTGGACATATCGATCGCCTACCTGTCGCGGATCGAGCGCGAACGGGAGAAACCGCCGCCGGACCGTTTGTTGACAGGATTGGCGCGGGCACTCGACCTGCCGCCCGACGACGTGTTCGCGGCCGCCAGGCGCTTGCCGCCGGATCTGCGTGCGCGGACTGTGGACGTTATCGCCGTCTACCGGCAACAGACGGTTGGGAGAGTACGGTGACCCTGGAAATCACCTACCCCTATGTCGGCGCGGGCAAAGAGCCACTGCCGATGAAGGCGCAGCAGATCTGGAGCGTGGCGAACCAGGTGCGTCGTCAGCTGACGCCCAGGCCGAATGTTCCGCTCCTGGACCTGGAACGCGTGACACGCGCGACCAGGATCATGCGCGTGAACGGCATCCCTGTTTCGATGCACTGGGACCTGCAAAGGACCGTTCACGATGGGAACGGCAGCGAGGCGCTTGGAGTCACGGAAGCCGATCCGGGAGTGCCCGGCGTCGTGCTGATCAGCGTTAACGCCGATCTGATCGCCGACCGGGACTATCTCAAACGATCGACAGTAGCCCATGAGTTTGGCCATGCCGTGTTCGATGGTCCGTCCATGCTGCGTCAGGCGGGCAAGCCGGCCTTTGCGATGGTGACGCCCGACGAAGGACATCTCGAGACGGCCGCCCCGGGGCGCAAATGTACCGACTGGCGCGAGTTCCGTGCAAACGAGTTCATGGGAGCGCTTCTGGTTCCACGTTCGGTGCTGCAACGGGAGATGGTCCGCCACTCGGTCGCCTCTGGCCTTGCTCTGTTCGACGCGGGCGAGAGCGAGCCAGTCCTGCGCAAGAGGGGCGATCCCAGCCGCATCGAGGGATTGCTCATCGAGCTCGGCGAACGGTTCGGCGTGTCCGCAACGTTCATCGAGTATCGCCTGCATCGATACGGACTGGTGCACTAGGACCACGGCATGACGCGCGCGATGACGCTGAGGGGCTCATTCGCGTGCACCATGACTGTTTGACGCAAAGAGGCAACGGAGGGGAACGTGCCACTGCCACAGAAGCGCTGGTTTCGCTTGGCCGAGGTCGCGAAGCGCTGGTCGATGGCTGTATCGGATCTCGAGGATTATGCCCTCGACGAGATGCTGCAGCTTGCTGTGTTCGTCGTCGATCTGCCGGCGGAGATGGGCAGCTGGGAAGCGGACGGAACGCGCGAATGTGTCTCGGTGCAGGATCTGCCGATCCTGAACGGCCCGCAGGAGCTGCTGCGAAGCAGCCTGCTGACGATCTTCCGCGATGGGCAAGCCGAGGTTCGGGCATTTCGGCAGCAAGAGCCCAAGACCTACCTGCACATCAGATTTGATGTGAGCGCCATCCTCGTGCGGCGCGACGATCTGATCGTGACACGCGAGGAGCGGGACCGCTTCGAGCGCGAACATGGTGCAACGTCGGCGCCTGAACCTTTGCCCGTCGCGGAGATCTCTCATAACGATGACTTCACCAAAGTCTGCGTAGCCGGCGAGTGGCATAGCTTTGGACCAAAGCAGGCCGCCGTGCTGCGTCTGCTCAAACTTGCGAGTGAAGCGGACGATCCATGGCGCGATGGCAAGCGGCTGCTGGGCGACGTTGGCGCGACGACGCTGCGGGTCGCCGACCTGTTCAAGCGCCGGCCCGTATGGCGCCAACTCGTTCAGGCCGATGGGAAAGGGAGCTATCGCTTCGCTGTAACAGCACTGTCGCCCGAGCGCCGACGTATCCGACTATTCCGCAGGGCCGGTCACCTGGTGCCGAACAGGGGCGTCGCCAAGATGGGAACGCTGACGCAAATCCGATAGCGTTCTGCGGCGTCATACACCTGAGCAGTGTCCGGGCGCAGCTTAAGCCGCGCGGACGCTCGGCTTTTTGCGATGAACTCGCCTTCGAGCACGCTCAAGCCCAGCAAAATCCTCCCGGTCATTCATGCGCGCGGATACGGCTTTTAGGCTTATCCACAGGGGTGGGACGCTCGTCCCACCGTCGTCCCCCTCTGTCCCCCTCAGATCCCACCGTCGTCACCTACTTGGTCACCACCTAGTCTACACGACATCCCACCCTCTCGTGTTCGATCTTGCACCCGTCATTGAACGGTCGGGATCGAAGCGATGGAACGGATCGAATGTCTCAGCAGCAAACTGTTGGCCCGGCGCTGGGGACTGAGCCCCAGCACGCTGGAGCGTTGGCGGCATAAGAGACAGGGCCCGCCGCATCTGAAGATCGGCGGTCGCGTCCGCTACCGACTTCAGGACGTCGAAGCCTTCGAGGCCGCTCGCGTCGAGCATGCCGCTGCCGATCGGGTGCAGGCATGAGAGTGACGACGCCCCTCGCGCCGCGGCTGGACGAGCTCTCGCTCTGCGCCTGGGTGGCGCACGCCGAGCCCGGCGAGGCGCTCGCCTACCATCAAGGTAGTCTCGCCATCGACCGCGACCCTCCAGGCCAGCCATTCCTGTCGGCTGAGGCGCGCGCACTGGCGAAGACCGGCGACATGGCCATGAAGCTCGCGGAGCGAGGCTTCGTCCATCTCGTGCAACGCCGCATTGCGCCCGACCAGTTCCTCTACCTCGCAATCGCCCGGCCACGCGCCGGGGAGGGCAACGTCTCGATCTCGTCTCTCCTGTCGAAGGCGATCGACAAATGACCAACCTCCCCAATCGTCCGACGCTTGCTTCCATTCGCTCGATGCCGATCGCCGACATCGCCAAGTTTCTCGCCGAGCACCTGGCCTTGCTGCAGGAAGAGGCTGCCGAAGCCCTCGACGCCGCAAAGCAGATCAAAGAGCGGGTCGATGGCGCCATTGCACTTCGCTTCGCGTGTCTCGCCGATGCTGAACGCCGCGCGTCGGGTAAAGACACCGGCACCGTTCGGTTCAATCGGGACGGCGTTTTGATCGTCGCTGACCTGCCGAAGAAGGTGGATTGGGACCAGCCGCTGCTAGCTGCAGTGGTCGAACGCATCCGCGCTGCTGGCGACGATCCCAGCGAATACGTGGACATCGCGATCAAGGTGCCTGAGCGCAAGTACGGCGCGTGGCCCGACAACATCCGCGCTGCCTTTGCCCCGGCGCGCACGGTGAATACAGGCAAACAGACGTTCCGCCTGAGCCTCGCCGAGGAGATGTCGTCCTAGTTCCCGCCAAAGTGGCGGGGCTGCCCGTTCAATAAGGACGGCAGGCATCCATCACTCCTCATTCAAAACGATCCGCAACCGCCGGCCGCCGCCGGTCACCCAGGAGCCAACGTGCCCGTACGCATCATCACAGCCGACGAGAGGCTTTCCGCTGCAGCAAACAAGACCTCGCTCGCCATCTTCGGCCCGCCAGGATCGGGCAAGACATATCTGCTGAAGTCACTGCCCTCCGCCGACACCGTGTGCCTCGATCTCGAGGCGGGCATGAAGTCGGTCCAGGATTGGCCCGGCGGCAGCATCGCGGTGCGCAGCTTCGGCGACTTCCGCGATCTCGCCGTGCTGATCGGCGGGCCCGACCCGGCGGCCGATCCGAACGCTTGGTACAGCGCGCAGCATCATCAGCATGCTCGCAGCGTTTATTCCGGCACCGGTGTCGAGGAATACCTGGCGTCGAAATCGATCGTGTTCATCGATTCGATCACTGACCTGACCCGGCAGGCGATGGCCTATGCCAAGCAGCAGCCCGAGGCTTTCTCCGACCGCACCGGCAAACCGGATGTGCGTGGTGCCTACGGCTTGCTCGGCCGCGAGGTGATCCAGTCACTGAAGCACCTGCAGCATGCGCCCGGTAAAACCGTGATCTTCGTCGGCGTGCTCGAGAAGGTGACCGACGAGTTCAATGCTGTGACCTGGCAGCCGCAGATGGAGGGCTCCAAGGCGGGACGCGAACTGCCCGGCATCGTCGACCAGGTGATCTCGATGCACCTGTTCGCGCGGGATGGCGAGGGAAACTACGTGCTCGACGAGCGCGCCACCGAGCGCCGGCTGGTGTGCCGTGCCGGTAACCCGTTCGGCCTTCCTGCCAAGGACCGCTCGGGCCGCCTCGATGTGACCGAGCCACCCGACCTCGGTGCGCTTCTCGCCAAGATCAACCGCACGGCGGCGCCATCTTGGCCGACCTCTGCCCCGCTCGCCGCCACCGCCGCTTAACCCCAGCATAGGAGAACACGATGTACGACATGAACGATGCCGGTCCGCAGATGCCGCCGGCCGGCGACCTTATTCCCGACGGCACCTTTGCCAAGCTGCAGATGACTTTCCGCCCGGGTGGAACAAACGGCGCGGTGCCGATGGATGCCGGGCTGTTGCGCGCCTCACGCTCGAGCGACATCAAGCAACTCGACTGCGAGTTCACTGTCGTCGAGGGCAGCTTCGCGCGCCGCAAGTTTTGGCAGATGCTCACGGTCTCGGGCGGCAAGCTTGACGACAAGGGTCAGTCGAAGGGGTGGAACATCTCCAAGGCGACCTTGCGGGCCATGATCGACAGCGCTCTCGGCCTCGACCCCAAGGACGAGAGCCCGGCTGCGCGGCAGAAGCGGGTTATTCAGGGACTGAAGCAGCTCGACGGCATCGTGTTCGCCGCGCGCATCATGGTCGAGCCCTCGTCGGATCCGCAATACAAGGACACCAACAAGCTGGCCAACGTCGTGGTCCCCGGGGAGCCTGTCTACGCGGCGATCATGCGCGGCGAGAGCGTCGCGGCAGATCCAGTCAAGGCACGTCCCCGAAAGGCAGCGACCGCACAGGCGCCAGGCTGGAATACCCCTGCGGCTGCTTCCGACAAGCCGTGGGCTGGTCAGGCGGCTCCAGCCACATCGGCGCCTGCGTCTCCGTCCGGTCCGCAATGGCTCAACGGCTAAGCGTCATGACCGACGATGAATGGCAGGCGCACATGACCCGCGAAGCGGCGAGGGCTATCGGCACATGGCTCGAAGGACGTGGAAGGCTCCATCAGCCCATCGCCGCGCTCACGCTCCTCGAGCTGGAAGCCATGGCGATGAACGCTATCTCCCGCTTCGTCGTGCTGGGCATGGAGCGGATCAATCGCCAGCCGGCCGACGCCGGGGCCCTGATCCGGTTCTTGCTCGGGTAGCGACCTGCGCCATTTGCGGCCGGGAGGCCCGTGGCTTCGGCTACGTCCACCGGCTGCTCTGGGACCGCTTTCCTCACTATCGCTTCTGTTCGATGCGCTGTCTCGACCGCGGGGCGGCGTGGGCCAAGGAGAATAACGGCATGATCGACAAGACGGCTCGCGAGACCCAGGCGCTGAAGGATGCCCGCCGGCCCTTCGCCGAGGCGCTGACACACCTTGGCTTGATGGACGCGTTTTACAACCGTAGCGCCAGCGAGATCGACCAGCTGCTCGAAGCGGCGATCACAGGCTTCGTCGAGAGCATGCAGCGTCAGGTCTCAGCCGAGAAGGCGACCGGGCAGCTCCTCGACGACAAGATTCCATTTTGAGCGCGCCATGATCGACCTCAACCATGGCTCCGGCGCCACCTACGTGCTCGCAGAGAGCGGTGTCGGCGAGCGTATCAACGGCCTGATCGATCGGGCGCTGCTCGATCGCCATTCGCAGCAAGCGCCGCGCGATTACCTCGGCGGCAGCCGGATCGGGGAGCCGTGCACGCGCAAGCTCGTGTACGAGGTAAAGCATACCGCCATCGATGCCGGAAAGGGCTTCGACGGTCGCACCCTGCGCATCTTCGACGTCGGTCACCAGTTCGAGACGCTTTCGATCGGATGGCTTCGGGCTGCAGGCTTCGACCTTCGCACTCACCGACGCGACGGTGAGCAGTTTGGCTTCATCACTGCGGGCGGCAGGGTTCGCGGTCACATCGACGGCGTGATCGTGGCCGGCCCCGATATCGGTATCGCCTGGCCGGCGCTGTTCGAGCACAAGGCGCTCAACAACCGTTCATGGGGCGAGCTGGCACGGCAAGGGGTTCGCCGGTCGAAGCCGATCTACTACGCGCAGCTGCAGATCTACATGGCCTACATGGAGCTCGAGCAGGCGCTGTTCACCGCGCTCAACAAGGACAGCCAGGCCCTCCATCACGAGATCATCACGCTCGACGTTCAGGCAGCGCAAGCGCTGTCCGACCGAGCTGTCGAGATCATCCGGGCAGTCGAGGCGGGCGAGCTGCCGCCGCGCATCGCGGCCAGCCCCGACTTCTATCTCTGCCGCTGGTGCGCCTACGCACAACGCTGCTGGGAGGGAGCGCTATGACGTTCACCCCGTCGCCCCAACAGGCTGCAGCCATTCGAGCGATCGTCGACTGGTACCGAACACCGCATGACAGAAAGCAGGTGTTCAGTGTGTTTGGGTACGCTGGAAGCGGGAAAACAACAACGACCCGCTACGCCATCGATGCCGTCGGTTTGGCTCCCATGAGCCGTCAGGGAGGCGGTGCCGGCGGGGTACTCTACGCGGCTTTCACCGGCAAAGCGGCGCTTGTGATGACCCGCAAGGGCACGCCGGCTTCGACCATCCACAGTCTTATCTATCGGGTCTCCGAGGCAACGCCCGAGGAGATCGCGCGCGTCGAGAAGGAGCTGTTCGACCTGCAAGGGAGCCTGCACCGGATGGCACCAGCCGAGCGTGCTTTCTCCGAAATGCAGATCCGGCGACTGCAGCTGCGGCTTGCCGACATCCACAAGCCTCAGTTCCTCCTCAACGAGAAGTCGCTTGTGCGCGATGCCGATCTCATCGTGCTCGACGAAGTATCCATGGTCGGACCGGAGATGGCCGCTGACCTACTCGCCTTCGGCAAGCCGATCCTGGTGTTAGGGGATCCCGGCCAGCTGCCGCCGATCAAGGGCGAGGGTGCGTTTACCAGCGTCGAGCCCGACGTGATGCTGACCGAGATCCATCGGCAGGCCGGCGAGAGCGCGATCCTGCGGCTCGCCACCTTGGCCCGACACGGCGAGGCGATCCCCTACGGCAGCCATGACGATCATGTCTGGAAGATGCGTCGCAGCGACGTGGCACCCGATCAGCTGCTGCGCGGTGGTCAGGTAATCTGCGGCCGCAATGCCACCCGCATTCATCTCAACTCCGCGATGAGGCATGCCGCCGGCTTTACCAACATCCACCCCCAGGGCCGCGGTGAAAAGATCATCTGCCTCAAGAACCGGCACGACCTCGGGCTGGTCAACGGCATGTTCGTCACGCTGGAAGATGTGCGCAACGAGGGACCGCTCGACTTCAGCGCAACCGTCACCACAGAGGATGGCGTGGCGATCGCCGGTCGTCAGCGGTTCTACAAGGGCCACTACGACGATCACGTCGCACCGGACCCAGATCGCTTCCGCCGCGACTGGAAGCAGATGCGCGGGCTGATCGAGACCGTCTGGGGCTACGCCATCACGGCCCATAAATCGCAAGGAAGTTCCTGGCCCAACGTCATCGTCTACGACGACGGCTTGGGTCGCACGGCCGAGGATCGTAATCGCTGGCTTTACACGGCAATCACGCGCGCCGAGCAAGGCCTGGTGCTGCTTGATTGACCTCAACGACGCGACCTACCCTCCAACACCTCCGGTCCACTATGACCTCGATGCCATCGTGGCGCGTCTGCGCGCCACGGCGGAGACCTGGG